GCGACACCTGATCCAGCGCCTTCGTTGCGACAACAACCGTGTCCACGAACTCATCCGTGGTCAGGCCGAGCATCTTCCCCATGTTGAACGAACCAAGGTTGCACGAGATCTGCGACCCCTCGACCTTGAACGACCCGTCCGGGTTGAACTCCGAGGGGGTCTGGAGCTGGTAGATCTCATTGCAAAGGTTGGACTGGCTAACCCTGCCCACGTGACCCATCGGGTGCTGGCGGTTAGCATTGTCCTCAAACATGCAGTACGGGTACCCAGACTGGAACTGCACCTCAGACAGGGTGCGGAAGAAGTCGCGGGCCTTCACCTTCTTCTTCGTGATCCGCTCATCTTCCACCCAATCGTGGTAACGATCGGACACCACGCAGTCAACGAACGGCTTGCCCTCAACCTTCGCCACATCGTAGGGGCTGAACAGGTACATGTCCTTGTTGTCCCGCGCCAGCTCGAACGCAATGTCGGGGATGATGATCCCCACGGAAAGGGTTTTCAGTCGGATCTTCTCGTCCGCGTTCTCGCGCTTGGAGTCGAGGATCTGCATCACGTCGGGGTGGTTTGCGTGGACGTAGATAGCGCACGCGCCCTGACGCTGCCCCAACTGGTCGAAGTAGGAGAACGTGTCTTCCAGAACCTTCGCCGGTGGGATCAGCCCTCGTGCCGCGCCCTTCAATCCCTGGACTGGTGCGCCCGCTTCGCGGATGTTGCTGATGTTGATTCCCACACCACCGCCACGCCGGGACAGCTGTGCCGCCGACATGAATGTGCGGGTGATGGATTCGGTGTCGTCCTCGGCACGCAGTAGGAAGCATGACACGCGCTCCCCGCCCTGCGCCCTACCGGCGTTCAGGAACGTGGGGGTAGCGGGCTGGAAACGTCCGGTGATGATCGCGTCCACAATGTCCCGCGCCTGCTGGAAGTCGCCACCCGAAAGGTCGATAGCGACCATAACAACGCGGTCCTCGAACCGCTCTAGGATCGTCTCGCCGTCAACGTCTCGAAGTGCGTACGCCTGGTAAAACTTGAACGCGCCCATGTATGACTGGAAGCGGTACTTGTACGTGTAGGCGAGCTTGAACAGGGACTTGAACTGTTCTGGGGTGAATCGGTTAACCGTGGCTCGGTCCCAGAGGTTGTTCCCTACGAGGTAGTCGGTTTTTTCTTCGAGGGAGTGGAAGAACCGCGTGTGGGTGTTGACGTATTCGAGGTGGTAGGCGCGGGCTGCTTCTCGGTCCTTGTCGAGCTGAAGCTTCCCGTCTTTCAGGATGTTGACTTCACTGTTGAGATCGAAGTAAGTAACGTCGGTCAAAGTGTCTCCTTGCATGGTTGGTAGCCCCCGCTGGTATGTGCGCGGGGGCAGTTCAGCGGCACACGCGCTGTCAGTTGGTGGTGGTTAGTGTGATGTGCGCTCCGGGCGCTTCCCCCGGCTCAGCGCGCCTCTTGTGCGCGTGGATGGTGACGACCTGCGAATCGTCCACGTATGCGGAACCTGTCAGGCCGTCGCAGGTGGACCTCAGGAGTTTGTCGGCGTCTGGGCGTTGCACCATCGGTGGTGCGGGTTTATCCCCCAACGCTTTCGGGCGGGGCATGATGAACTCGACCGTCAGTTCTAGCGGCCCGTCCAGTAGTTCCCCCACCGACTCTCGCGCCTTCGCCCCCACCGCTTCTCGCCACGGCTTCACCTTCTTGCTCGACTCCACCAACACCACCCGGCCCCCACGGATAAACCCGGACTTACTGCCCTGCGGTGCCGGAACCCCCTCAACGAAGAAGCTAGGCAGAGTAAGCACCGCCAAACAGTCGCTCCAGTGCGAGGTGCGCCTGCTGAGGGCACACACCGTTACCGATAGCCTTCAACTGGTCGCGTCGGCTAAGTCCAATCTCGTCCGACGTGATCCACCCTTCGGGAAGTCCCATCATCCACTCGGCAAACGCGGCGTTCAGTCGATACTTGCCACGCGCCCCCACCTCAACCGGGTACGGGGCGGGGCGGAACGCTTCTGACCAGCCGTGGACAACCTGGGTGTACCGACCTTACGGAGGGTGCTGCTCTGCCGCTTCGCCCATCGCCATAGCTGCATCGTTGATGCCCACGGAGTGTCCGCCGGCCTTCCGCTTGTCAGGGTGTTGCCCTCCGCCAGCCACCCCCGAATATGCGTTCGGAGTTGGAAGGAACTGCTGTCGAGGGAAGTGTGTGTCTACTGCGGTTATCGGCGGCGACTTACGCTTCTGGCACGATGGGAAGTTATCCCGCTTCCAGTCCGTCGCGGTTGGGGTCGGTAACCAAGATGAAGACCCTTTCTCGATGGTGCGGTGCCCCGGCGTCGGCAGCTCGTAGGCTCGTCCATTGAACATGCATCCCGTCTTCGGCCAGGTCTCCGAGTACACGGTCGAATCCGAGGGATCGGTGTCCGCGCACGTTTTCCAGGATCGTGTACCGGGGTCGTAGGTGGCGAATTGCTTCGCGGACGTAGGGCCAGAGGTGGCGGTCGTCGTTCTCTCCTTGTCGTCTTCCTGCCTGGGAGAACGGCTGACAAGGGTACCCGCCTGTAAGAATGTCAACTGGTTCAACCGTGCTCCAATCCATTGTGGTTACGTCCCCGTAGTTGGGAACATCGGGGTAGTGGTGTGCGAGGATTTTTGATGGCGCCTCGTCGTATTCAACGAACCATGCAACCTGGGCATCAAAAAAGGTCTCGACCGCTTGATCGAGACCGCCATAGCCACTGAATAGTGAACCTATTTTCAGAGTCAGTTTTCTGCCCCCATTGCTGCGTGAAGATCGGCGTGCATCCGGTACGACTCCCACTGCTCCAGGGTGGGGCAGGTGATGATCTGATCGACCCGCTGGTGTAGGACGTGCACGGTGGCGTTGTTGCTGTCGGTGATCATGATGTACCGGCTGGTTTCCTCGACCCGCCCGGATACGACCACGGTTTCCCAGTGCTCGGTGGTGTACTCTTCCCCGTCTTCGTCTGTGCCGTGTTCCCTCACTTCGAGTTCGTAGGACACGGCCCCGTAGCCGAGGGTGGTTACGGTGTCTTCGGGTGGGTGGTTGATGGCGAACAGGCTCATGCGGTCCCCTTATGGTCGAAGATGATTGTCAGTCCGTCGTCGGAGTAGTGCTTCTTGATCGCCTGCCAGTCCCCGTTGAACCATGTGGTCTTCGCCCCGGTGTGCGCTGCGTCGAATGCTGCTAGTGCTTCATGGTCATCTGGATGGAGACGGATCACTTCGCTCATGCGGTCTCCTTGTCGGGGTAGGAGATCTGGTATCGGAGGTGGTCTACGACGGTGGGGGCGACGGGGGCTAGTGCGTCGAGGATGAGGTGGGACACTTCCTGCATCTCCGCGTCCGCCGTGGGGTGTGCCCGCAGGGGGAGGATGGTGGACCATGCGCGAAGGTTTCCGGTGACAACTCCGCGCACCTCGGTCGCATTCGGAAGGACACTACGGGCAGCTTCACGGGCCTGCTTGCGAGGCAGACCACATTCGGTGGACAGCTCGTTGACCCATTCCTGATAGTTCTTCATGGCATCGTTTGCGTCGTTGATGAATGAGAAGATGTCCCCGAACGGGTTACCTTCAGGGTCTTCTACTGGATTGCAGTATTCCCGAATCGCCGGGGGCATGACCACGCCGAATGTTGCGGCGTCCACGTACCGCTGCGACACGACCGACCAGGACAGGTGTCGGTGGCGTTCCATCTCCATCAGCCATGCGCGGGACACGCCGGAGAATCGGAACGTCGCGCTGGCGTGCTCTAGGATGCTGCCGTGCTGCATCTCAAACGCGGTGCGGTTGATGTAATCGGCGTTGCGTGCGGTCTTCGGGTTTGGCTTGTCCCAGGATTCATAGCAGCCGCGCCCTGCGAACTCGACCAGGCATTCCGCGTCGGTTGCGGCAGGGTCGAGGCTCATCCAGTCCTCAATCTTCGGCCCGCCCCCCGGCGTGTACGTGAGGGTGGTTGATGCGATCAACTCAATCTTCGGGGTAACAATGTTCAACTAGTCCTCCTGGGTGATGATGATCGGCTTTTCGAGGTCGAGGTGCTTACTCAGGTCGCCGGAGACGGTGATGGTGAGCGTGGTTGATTCCGGTACTCGGATTTCCCTCTCGTTATTGGTGATGATGGTTACGTCAACGTGGAATGATTCCACAGTTCCGGTGATCTTGCGGTTGCTCATGCAGTCTCCTCTGTGTGGAATCGGGGGTACTCGCCATAGTCGCCCATTGCGACAGGGTTTCCATTTTCGTCAACAAGTCGCCACTCGTAGTGCAGCCCATCCCACGTTGGGAAAAGTGTTGCGTTGATGTCGCGGACGGCGGCGTGAAGTTTCGCGATGTGCGCGAAATGCTCAGTGGATACTGTTCGAACCATGTCAGCGTCATTCACAGGTATTCGTCCTCCTCGTTGTGGTGTTTGCGATACCAGCCGCCGTAGGGTCCGGGCGTGTACCGCCAGCCCTCGTTCTCAGCCCACCGTCGGTCCTGCTCGTACTCGTACTCGTCATCCTCGCGCCTCACTTCTGCCCCTTCGCGTGCCACAGGATCGCCAAGCATCCGGCGATCAGTAGTGCTAGTTCTCTCACGATTCCTCTTTCTTCTTCCGGGTGTCTTGCCATACCTTCTTCACGATTTCGAGGACCACCCATCCACCAGCGACAGTCATTGCGAACTTTCCATAGGATTCCCACCCCTTAATGGAAGGCATAAAGACTCCGAATAGGAAAAGTAGAATCAGGTAGTCAATCGGAACTTTCATGCGTTCTCCTCCTCGTGGTGCAGTGCGCCTCACGGCCAGTGCGTCTAGCGGGTCAAGACTCGGTGGCGTCCCAATCACCCTCGCGGGGATCATCCAGCGCCAACTCGATTGCGTGCTCCCAGTTGCGCGCCTCCACATGAAAAACCGCCGTCACCTCAAAAGTGCGGCGGTTCGTGTGGTTAGCGTTCTCGTACAGTTCGTGAACAGGATCAGTCAACGGCGAACCTTTCAGCCAGGCCCTCATTATCAGACCATCCGACCCTGAACTTAGGACGCACAATATCCCATCCACCCCAAGCGCCTTTTCGCCAAACGGTGCAGTCAGGTGAAGTAACCTCAGTCCCTACCGCTGCATCTTTGAACCAATCACTGTTGTGCCCTGATGTGTCGATCCTGTCTAGTTCATCCTTCAGGAAGTCGATTGCCTTCCGCAGGTCCGCCTCAACCTCGCCCTTGTTGTTGCCGTCCAGTCGGCAGGACCGGGCAATGTACTGCACAGCCTGCCCAGCGTTCGACGTGAGGTGACGGCTAATGTCGAGCACCTGCACCTTCCCGAACTTGTAGTAGTCGCTCACGTGTCCTCCTAGACGATTGAGATGTTCGCGGGCTTACCGTCCACGTCATCGAAGACGAGGACACCCGGATTGCCGGTCGCGCCAGTCGAGTTGGCGAACCACGTTGACTGCGTTTCTAGCGCGGGGGCGCACATGATCCACCGTCGTGCCGTCCACGACCACGCCCGCATCCCGTGGAAATGACCGAACAGCAACACGTCCGCAGCGGCAGCGGGCCGGTCATTCGTGATCTGCCCCGCCCACCACTTCTCAGCGCCGTTCACCGGGCCACCACTGAACCGGTGACCGTGC